ACCAACAACATGCGGGTGAACTTCGTGCATAATAGCCCATTGTTCCCAGTCCTCAAAGTCCACACGGATCTCCAAGTGCATGAAGCGGTTAGCCAGTGGGCTAGGCATACGATAGGTAACACCCTTATCGCCCATACGGTTACCTGCGGCAATTAGAACAACATTCTCAGGCAAAGTGTATTGTCCAACCTTGCGGTTAAGGATAAGCTGGTAAGCCGCGGCCTGAACAGCAGGCGGAGCAGAGTTCAACTCGTCCAAGAACAAGAAGACAATGTCGTGTTCTTGTGCAAATTCTTTGCTAGGCAATTCCGAAGGGGTAGCCCACTTCATAGTGTTGTCACCTTGACTGTAGTAAGGGACACCTTTAATGTCTGTAGGATCCATAAGGGCCATACGCAAGTCGACTACAGTAGAGTTAGGAAACTCTGAGGCAACTTGGTTCACCATGTCGGACTTACCGACACCGGGAGGACCCCAGACAAATACCGGGCGGCGTTTTGCAACGGCACGGCGAAGAATAGGTTTGCACTCGCTAATCTTAACGGTGCGGGTTTCGACAGTATTATTTCCCATTTGGTGGCTCCTACTTAGGGTGTGTTAAAAACTTTATTATAGCAAGGAATGAGGTACTTGTCAATACCCCATTCCGTTGTATTTAGGCAACTGCCTTGGGCAACTCGCGGCCCTCAGGCAGAACTTGAGCGATAAACTCGCTAGCATCAATCTGCTCTTTAGTCATAGCAGAAGGCAGTTCTACAAATTTGACATCAGTACAGCCTGCGCGAACAAGAGTACGAGTACGGCGCTTGTCGTTAGTGTAGCGAATAGCACCACGACCCTTTTTGTCGACAGCATAGCCGACATGAGTAAAAGTCTCGCCGGTAGCAATTTCTGCAATAGCGGCTTCAACGACAGCAGGAGCCACTACAGGAGCGGCAACTACCATTTCCATAACACCAGCGGCACGAGCACGAGCGGCACGTTTACGAATAGCGTCGGGGGTTTGCGAAAGAACTTTAGACATATAAAAACTCCAATTTGTGTGTTGAGTGTGTATTGCAGAACCGTTCCGCAATATTAGTAGTATACTATAGACCCAGATCCTTGTCAACCTCTTTTTGATTCTTTGCGTGTCGTTTATATGCAACACGACTCTGCTCAACCTTACCTTTAAAAGGGGTATTTGCAGAGTACAGTTCCACACAACGGCGCTTAGAACGCTCAAGTTTGATGGTGATAGTAGTCCGTTTCATAGTGTATGTATTATACCGCTTTTTAGAGCCAGAGTCAACCGGTTTTTGCACTTTTTTGACTCTTTTTTCGTTGTTTTTTAGCAACATTGCTTAAAAATTAAGCAGATTAGTACTTTGTACTACTTTGCTAAATATGGTTATGAATCCACGCCAAATTTTATCAGCCGCTTTTACAGCAAATGGAGGTATCGCTGACTTTAGACCTCAACCAAACACACCTGTTCCATTGGTGCTACCTGCGCCAGTTGGTACTTCAAACTTTTGGGTTAAGGGTCATAGCTTCCAACTCGGCGAACGTGTTTGGCAAAACAACAATGCCGTAAAAGTAGTCGGCTTAGTGTTCCATTGGTTCCTTGCCCAAGACACTGGTGTTGAAACATCTTTAGCAAATAAAATTAATCCTTTGCTAGCATCTGAAGTTTATTATTTTAGAACCACAGACATGGCATGGATGGGTACAGCAGTCACTCAACTTTATCCTACCATTGGTTCGTTTTTAAGAATCCCCGAGCTTACACAAAATCTTACATTCTGGATTAAAAACGATACACCAGTTGCCGCACCCGAGGTTAGCAATGTTGATCAAAGTTTTTATTGTTCTGTAAGAGCAGGTAAACCACTAATCACTGCACCTAGCATTATGAATTCAAGTTCAGCAACTATATCAAATAGTGTGATTGCTTCTAAGATTCCTTTAACTATCAATTGGAGAACAGAAGGTACTAAGCTAAAGTTTGGTTCAACTGGTTTGAACTTTAGAATTGAAACTTTGAATAACAAAGTAGATCAAGTTGATGTTAAACTAGGTAGTACAAATACCACACTTCTTAAAGTTTAATGAATCTATATTTCAAAAACACCCTTGCAGGAGTAACAACCAGTTTAGCAATGGTGCCCGAAGTAGTTGCTTTTGCAATTCTTGCACATGTTAATCCATTAGTTGGCCTATATGCGGCTTTTATATTAGGATTGGTTACTGCCTTGTTTGGCGGCAGACCTGGATTAATATCTGGTGGTGCAGGGAGTCTTGCAGTTGTATCAGTTGCATTAGTAGTAACGCACGGAATCCAGTACCTGTTTGCTTGTATTATCCTTATGGGCCTAATACAAATTGCGTTTGGCGCATTTAAATTTGGTAAGTTAATCAAACTTGTTAGTCCGGCAGTAATGACAGGCTTTGTCAATGGATTGGCTCTTGTTATTTTTACAGCACAATTTCAGCAAGTACCAGAATCGGGCATGCCACTCTACACAATGCTTGGGTTAATAGGATTAACAATTATTGGTGTAGTAGTTGCTCCTAAGATTACAAAACACATTCCTGCTAGTTTGTTTGGCATTGTGTTAACAACATTAGCTGTCTTGGTATTTGGAATTGACACAAAATTGGTTAAGGATGTAGCGCATGTATCTGGTGCCTTCCCAACATTTGCTTGGCCAGATGTGCCAATGACTTTAGAAACTTTAAAAATTATTGCACCTTATAGTTTTGTATTAGCAGGCATAGGCTTAATAGAAACATTGCTAACAGCAAATTTAGTTGATAAGACAATTGGTGGCGTAAATCAACCAAACAAGGAGAGTATAGCGCAAGGGGCAGGCAATGTGCTAACTGGATTATTTGGTGGCATGGGTGGTTGTGCTATGATTGGGCAAACAGTTATTAATTTAGAAGCTGGTGGCCATCATCGATTAGCGGGTGTAGTAGAAGCATTATGCATTTTGGCTTACATTCTATTTGCAAGTGCAGTTATTGAAAATATTCCACTTGCTGCCTTAGTGGGCGTGATGTGTGTTGTATGTTATCATACGTTTGATTGGAAAAGCCTTCGACTAAAAGAAGCCGATGCAGGTGTAATGTTAATTGTTACTGCCAGCACCTTTGCATTTAATCTAGCCTATGCGGTGTTTATCGGCATTGGTATCACAGCACTAACACACTATTGGCGAGAAGTTAGCAAGACCTAACCTTTGCGTTGAGCATTCCTGCTTAGTCCATTAAGCCATAGTATGATATCGTCGTTTACTAGACGTATCTCCATTGCATCATTTTCCCCAAAGATACGGAAGTAACCTGCACCGTGGTAGTAAGGCCAATCTAAGTGTTGTTCTAAACCTATTAAGTGTCCGGGTTTAGGCGACCAGCCGGGCGGCATTTGATAAGACCAATAGCGAAAGTGTGGTTTCATTAGTTCCCAACCAAAAGCAGTCAAACGCAAACCTTTTTGACGTCCTGGTTGGTAATTTTTAAACACCGTGTATGGTGTTATTTTTGTTGCCTCCCATATATGAGGCACAGGATACTGAGCTAGGTACTCAGTTATCTTTAAAGCTAGTTCCTGACTCATTGATTTTGCGACCTTGTTTGAGTTCAACTACACTAAAATCGGTAGTCTTAAACATTTTGTTCAAACGGTCAGACAAGTTAAATGCATGTCCGGGGTTAGAAAAGCTTACTTTTTTATATTTAGGACCTGGATAGCTTACCAGGCTGTTAAGTGTACGTAGGTTGATTGGCTTATCTTTATAAAATACAGCATAGATAGCGTCAGCCGCAAGCACTTCCTCGCTTTTATACGTGCGAGGGTTTGTATTTGTTAGTATTATTGTTGGCTTAGGTCTGCTCATGCACTTATTTAGCAAAAGTGCGTATTTAATGGACCTATTAACTACAGCTTAAATTGATGTTTTGGGAGAGTGGAAGTTTTTTAGCTTACTGCCGTATGCTACAACACAGCTAATTTCGCGATTCTTGTTGTCAGTTAGTACAAGGGTCCACTCCCTTGTTTCTCTGTTAGCCCAAAAAGACATTAAAAACAAATCTTCTACTACACCAGTAGCAATAATGTCTTCGCCGTTGGCAATCAATGATTCACCTACTTCTTTGCTAGTACCACAAGACCACTTGCTATCAACAAGAGCAGTTGCGGCTAGCACTGGAATACATTTTGCTACAAGATATAGCAGTATTCCAATGATAGCAATTTTAGTTATAGCTGGCCGCCAGCCATTGAGTATGTTGTTGAGCATTATCTGAAGCCTTCTGTAATCCATACTTACCACAGAACTTCATAAAATGAGGTCCTACGCTTGGGTTGCGTTCTTTCTGAACAGCTTCAGCAATAGTTTGATCTAATACAGCCTTGATGTTGTCAGGTTGTGCAGTTAAGTCAATGATAGCCTTGTTGCGCTCATAGTCGTCACGTACTAAATGTTCGGTGCCTTCGTGGTCGGTCCAACGTTGGAGCATGAGATTGTTCCACATGAATCCTTTGTTATCCCTGTCGGCAAAGGCTTCACGGAGACCAACCTTATTCTTTGTGCCTTTCTCACGTACTCCCGGATAAGCAGAGAAGACATTGTCGGATGTGTCGCCACGCATACACTTCTCAAAGAGTAGCCATTGTGGGTCCGGCGCGGCCTTGACTTCGCCAGTTTTCTTATCTTTGATAGGCTTACGCTTGTCATCAAAGTATCCTTCGTGTGTAGTTAGAACACCTGAGATGCCATTAAACAATTGAACATTGGGTGCAATCAACTGTTCAAAGTCTGTGTCACTTGATACGATAATATGGTTATCACTTGGATGCAGTTGGATCCATCGTGCAATGAAATCATCTGCTTCACAAACAGGATTGCGAAGTACAGTTACGTTAGTCTTAGTACTAATGTATTCGTAAAACTTGTCAAAGCTTTCCCAGAACAGTTTTTCTTCTTCTGCTTCAGCTGGTGTGTGTTTTGCACGACCTTCTGCTCGATTAGCTTTATAAGGAGGGTAAACATCTTTGCGCCAGCTACGACCTTCAAAGCAGAACACAACATGTTTGCCCTGGCGTTCGCGCCACTCTCTTAAAACAGATGCAAGAATAATGTGATAGCTCATAGCTACACGTTCTTCTGGATCACCAGTACGGATCACGTGCCGTGCGCGAAAGAATAGATTAGCGGCGTCAACAATTAGATAGCTCATGTGTTTATTATAGCAAGAGCTATTTTAAAAGTCAAGCCTGAGTGCGAGTTTTATTGTTAGTTGCCATGCGGCCCGCATCAGCAATGAATGATCCATCTGCCATACCATCCATACCAACATTGCGGCATAGTTCAGTGAACCAACCATCTACAATGTCTTCTGGTGTCATGCCAGTGTAACCATTTTCTCTTAGGAAAAGAACAAAAGCAGGATTCCATTCTAATTCAAAATAACCTTGCTTCGGGTTGTTTGGATCAACATGAGCCGCAACAACATTGACCCAAGGCTCATTGCTATTCTTCATGCTCTTAGCAGTTGGCTTTCGCTTGAATAGGTTCTTAATATAGTTTAGCATATGAATACTTATTTTAAGAAGTTACCGACACACAGCCTAATTTGCTCTTAGGTTGAGATAGTCGCCCCACTTGTATGCATTGTGGAAGAAGAAATTAAAGTACTTTTGCGGAACAGCATGTTCAAATGAACCATTAGCTCTATGTCCGGCGTTTTCTGCGACAGTCATAAAATCATGCTTATATTGATTACGTTGTAGTGCAATCTTGTTTGTCGAAAACGCCAATGGCACAAATTCAGTGTTATCAATAATCCATTGAAATAGTGCAAATCCTCTTGGGTGCCTTGGCAATATATCATCCATTACAATTATGGCATCATGATTGATATAGTTGTTTATAAGATTTAAGAAGATTTCTTGATTCTGTTCAAAACCATCTGCCGCAAGATCAAACATTACTAAATCAAACTTTCTTTGGTCTGGGATACTTGCCAAACTATCATACATTTCTTTGGTAGGATTTCCTAATTTGTAATAGCTTGTAAACTTTTCCCAGAACACATCAAACTCTGCTGGCGTAGATGGCGGAACACAATACTCACCATGTACTTCAAACATTGGTTGCTTCCACGGCTTTACGTTCTTGAGTTTCCATGTTTTTAAGTGGAAATCCCTTAACCAACGATTAGAAAATTCCCCTTTGCCCCTAACAAAATCTGCTAGTTCTTTTACGTACAAGCAGTTGTCTATTAGAGTCCAGTTGAACTTTTTATTGTCACCGTATAGGGTATGTAATTGTTCTGATAAAATAGGAAGCATACCAAAGTAGCTTCCTAGGTCAAGAATATGTTTTGGATTTTTAATTTCCATTAAAAGTGCAAAAAATGCACAATCGGGGTAGTGGAAATTTAGTGCAATGTCAGGCTCAAATAATGCAATGTGGTCTAACGTCTTAAATCCTTGCCAAACAAAGTTATCTGTAATTTTAGGTATCTGTAGCATGTATTAGAACAACCGTGATTCACGCTTCTTGATTTCAATCAAAACGTTATCTCGCCATTCGTTTGATTCTCTGTACCAGTTATCTTTTTCTTCTAGTGTCCTAGAACAGCCGATACAGAAATCTTTCTCATCTATAACGCAAATGCCCTGGCAAGGGTTTGATTCATTTGCGTGTTCCATTGTATTAACCTTGTCTGTCATAATAGTCGTGTTGGTTCTCGTCAATTTTTGTGGGTAATTCTTTAGGTAAGAATAGTGCGGCAATTCTTCTACGAATAGGCAAACTAGATTCTTTTGTAGTACGCTTGATTAAGGGCATAGGTTTGTACCCCTCATATCGCAATGATTGGACTTGATGGCTGAGACCGCAATTACATATCTGCTTCAAAGGCAGAGTGTAAAAGACATTGTCTGAACTGCAAAGATGTGACCAAGTTTCCATAATGCTATATATCAATTAAGTTAGTTTTTTTCTAGATTAGCGATTTCTGCTTTGATTGCTTCAGCAAAGTTAAGTGCTGATTGCTTTCCAAGCAACAAGTGATGCTCTTGTTTATGAACTCCCTTAAACAAGATTTCATAAACTGCTTTCAAACGCTTGCCCCAATCTGCCCAAGCAGGAGTCCAAGTAGTAACATAAAAGCTTACTTCAATGTCGGGGATATCTTTATCACGTTGAACTTCAATCCACATTTTAACAGCGTGGTCATCAGATGAGCAATCACACTCAACGTTGAAAACTTTAGCATCGCCAAAGTTCTTATCAATACTAATACCCTCTGCTGGCTTTTGTGCTTTCATTACTTGCCCCAACCATTAGACCAAATGTCAACGTGCAAGCGTGGGCTATAACGATAACCACGTGCCAACGCTTCATCTGCAATGTGTCTTGTATTAGAAAAGTATGCTTTGTCAGTACCACCTACGGGCATTACATAAACTTGGCCACCAAAACCTGCTTTACGATACTCGCTAACAGCTTGGTCAACTTCATTGAAGTCTAAAATGTTATCAATAACAAACTTTAAATATGTGTGTCCTATTGCTTGATACTCAACCACAACATCGGGCTTAATAGCATCGCTCCACTTCTCACCGCTTGCACTAAGCTTTGGGCTTACACTGAAAGTTAGATAGTCTCGGTCTCTACCAAACCGTGTCCACTCTTGAAACAAGTACTCGTGGAAGTCTTCATGTAAACTTTGAGTACCGTTAGTTTCAAACGTCAAGTTCTCTAAGTCTGCCATACGTGGATTGCTTAACAATGCAGGGTATAGCATTTGCCAACCTAGCAACGGCTCGCCACCTGTAATAACAAGATGAACATCGTTGCCGTTATCTTGCACCCACTTGTGATTAGGTGTAAGTTCTAACATTGTGTCAATACTTTGCTCTACACTATAAGTAGGGCTAAGATGTTTAAAAGCAGGGTGCCAACTTGCATAGCTGTCGCAACCTGTTTGTGCTAGCGGCAAGTCGTTGAATGTTTTATATAAGTGAACTTCTTTACCAATAGTATCTGGCTCAGTTGTTTTCTCGCCAGCAGGCAATCCAAAGCCAGGACACTTAAAGTTGCAACCAAATGTACGGAAGAATACACTAGGTACACCTACAAAACGTCCTTCGCCTTGTGCAGAGTAAAAGACTTCACTTACTTTAAATTCATTCATAGATACTAGACCACACTTTCAGTTTTTCAATTTTAGCTAGTTTTGCGGCTTCAAGGCCTTCTTCTGTTACAATACCTTTTGATTGTAACAGAGAAACCATTGCAAGTACATCACCAATTTCACCTTCTAGGTGTTGTGCATTAGTTAGGGGTTTTCCTGGCTTGACGTTATCCAAACCAAAGCGGTGACACTTGCTAATTGCTTGAATCACCTCAGCACATTCTTCGCTGAGAATGTTCATTACTTCATGTAGTTTATTGTCCATTTTAACCTAAGTCCTGTCCATAGTCTTCTGTAAATTCATCTAGCTTATGTTTTTCAATTGCGGCTCGAAGTGCTTGCTCTATGAGCTGATTGAATGTTATATCATATTCGTGTGCTAGCTTCATATATTTTAACAGGTCATCGTCACTAAAGTCAACTTGAACTTGTACTCGAGTATCATACACTTCTCCATTAACAATAGCTTCCATCTTTTCTAAAAAGTCTTCGTCAACATCAAGGTCCGTATAATCAACATCATCCCAAGCTTGATTGCCTAGTTCTCCTCGGTCCTCACCTTCCCGGTCATGGTCTGCTTTAAAGTCAGGATTGATAACTCTGTAAGCACGATCGTTTGTGTAGTCACATACTTCAACTTCGTAAACTGTTTGATTCTGTGTGTCAAAAACAACATTGGCACTCCAACCACCAGCACCGTGAACACCGTTCCATGCACTTAGCTGGTGTGCGTTCTCGCCGTAACAGTCCCAGCCATAGCGATCACCTTCAGTAATGCGATAGCTAGTTGTTTCGAAAAATTGTTGCAAGGTAATCATACTAACTCCTTAAATTTCAATTAAAATGTCTGGGTTCCAACCCGATACTTCGCCGTGTGATTCATAACCACGTGGGTTACAAACAACACGAGTTCCACCAATCATGTAGTCAAATGTTTGATGCATATGACCGTGTGTCCACAATTTAATTTGCGGACGATCCATAATAAACTCACTTAGGTCGCTAGCATAGCCACCATTCATAAGTGTATCATGCTTGTATTGTTCTCCGATGCTTTGATAGCTCGGAGCATGATGTCCAACAACAACACATTTCCTATCTTTGTTGGCATCAACAACATGCTGAATGTATCCAAGTGTTTTGCGATGTCTATCTATTACATGTGCAGGGCGAAGCTTGGTATACCCGTGTGCATCGTTTCTAATAACACGGAAGTCGTTCATCATATCACTAATAGCATGTTGGGTCAATGGGTCACCCTTGTTCATATCAGTCCACAATGTACCACCAACAAACACTACACCATTGATAATCTGTTGATCACGTTCTAGGAAGTAAATGTTAGGAAACTTGTTGCATTCTTCACGTATGTGATCAATGCCTCTATGGAACTCACCATGATAGAATTCATGATTGCCAGCAACATAAACAACGTGCGGGAATTGATGACTACAACGCTTTAAGAAGTCACGGAACAGTTGGGCACGAGCTTGACCCCACTTTAATGCCGCAATATCTAAATGCTTGTAGTTTTCTTCGGGGTGGTCGTGTAAGTCGTTGATGACAAGAATGTCACCAGACAAAATAAGGACATCATAGTCCTTATCGTTTTGAATGTTAATGTCTACAAACTCAAGGTGTAAATCACTAACCAGTTTGATCTTCATCGCCAGCTTCCAGTTTTGCTATAGAGTTTAATCCGTTTACTGGTATTCCATCTTCGTCAACAATAGCGAAGCCATCGAATACGAACCCAGCACCTTTACAAAAATCTTCAAATGCTTGTAAAACTTCTTCTAGGTTGTCATGGTTATGATCCAGGACAAGCTTTCTTGTACCATCATTGTAGCACAAAATCCATTGCGTGTCAAGCTCGTTCCTGTCAGCT